CACCAATCTGCTTTACTTCTCCTGCAAGCTGTACACCTAAACCTAAAGCTCGTGATAACTTGCCTAACCCAGTTTCTTGCCACGGTATAGTTTCTCTAACTTGAACTCTTGTCTGTCCGTATCCGCTAGGTATTGTTGTTTGCAAAGGTTGTACTGTTCGACCTAAACCTTCAACGACTACTCGCTTATTTGTGCTCATTATGCTGAAAAAGTTTTATAAGCCATAGCTGCTTTAGTTCCTGTTTCTAACGCTGATATTAAAAAGTTAGGTCTAATCAAAGGTTTCTGTATCCTAGCCATCTCTTGGGTGTGTCTAAAACCTAACTCTTCATAACGCATCCCAGCCCCTACATCTATAAGTTCTTGCTGTCTCGATTGTGCTTCTCGCACTCTTCCGTATTGAGTATATAAGTCTTGTAAGGGAGCTTTAGATACACCACCTGATTGACCCATTGCCGTTACTTCAGTCGCAGCTATTTTAGCTTGTTCTAAATTTTGTAAATCAGCTTGTCTGCCAGCTGCTTCTTTTTGTTGGACTAGTTGTAATTGTTCTGCCGTGTATTGTTTAAGAAGTTGTTGACGCTGTAAAGCAGCAGCTCTAGCTTGCTCGGCCCTCTGCATCTTAAACTGCTGCTGCTGTGCCGCAAATTGTAGCCCTCCTTGAAGACCTACGGCTGTTGCCATTAATGCTGGATTACACATAATATCGTTACTTACTCCTTAATATAAATGACTGATAACCATCTAGTTGGCAATCGTTAAACTCAGCACCCAACCACTTTAACCACCTGTAACTAAGGTAGTTTGTCTTCATTACAACATTTGTTAAGTAGTCAAAGCCCTGCATTAACTCATCAACATATTGTTTAGAATGCTTCAAGAAATACTTACGAATCTTTGGCATCTGCCTAGTACCAAGTAACCACACAATCCCTATATCATCACTCCTGCGACTGACACCAAAGCAGCAATGCAGTCCTTCCTCACTTCGTACACTGTAACACTTACAAGAGGAGACAAAGGATTCAACGACTGCATCTTTAGGGTGGTGCATAAGACCGATACATTCAATCATGTCTTCCTCCCTCATATCGTCGTACAAGTCAAAGGCATCCATATCAGGCTGTGATTGCTCTACTTTAACTTCCATATCTCTTAGCTCTCGGTATAACCATAGACTCAAACTCTGCAGCTAACAGCTTACAAGGCAAGGCTGAATCGCTCTTTATCTCTATTGTTGCTTCATTAGGTTGAGCTTGTACTGCAAATCTAAAGTGACCGCTCTCAGGTGTGAAGTCGTTAAGAGTGGAAATAGAAGCAAGTAACGCTGGGTTGTAGGGGTACTTGTAGGTGTCTCGGAATCGTGGTGTAACTTCCACAGTAAAGTGTCCAGTATCTGCGTATTCAATACTAGCGTTACGAATCGTTTGAAAGGTGTAGTCAGAAGCACTACGTCCTCCTCGCTCTGTTGGTTGCTTCAGTATCTGATTGGAGAACCTGTACAACATATTGTACGGGATACCTGCAAAGAAGTATCTGTCGTCGTGGTAGTCGTTACCTAACAACCAAAAAGCATAAGTAGTAAAATCAGCAGAAGCTACCCAATAGGTTGCCCAATCTGCTCCTACTCCCGGTTCAGTCGCTGCTGTAGATGTGTGATCTTTTATGCATTTGTAAACAACACCACCTGTATAAGTAGCTCCTGTATCCCAGCTTGTTGTTAAACTTTCCCAATTAGTAACGATGTTCTCCCACGCATCACTGTTTATCCAAGTAGGACGACTAACATCAAAGTCTACAACTTTCCAATACTGCGTCCACTCTTCTCCTACACCCGGTTCTGTTACGCCTGTTCCTCCGTTGTCTTGCAAGCAGTAGTAAGTAACACCGTTGTGGTTAACAAAGTCTCCACCGTTATCTACATAGCTACCAAGTGCTCCGCTTACTGTACCTGCTGTAGCTGTTGTCCTTGTAAAGTCTTTGAATGTACCACCTTTTGTGTATACTTCTACATTAACAGGATCATAAGGGAAACCGCTGATTGTAGTAGTTTTATCAGAAGAGTTGTAAGCAACAGTTAATATGTTTATATCGCTTTCATCTTTAGCGTCACCTGCTATCCTGCTATCAAGGTACAACTTATAAGTAAGCCCGTCATCAACAAGCCCGTTCTCCATTGTAGCTTTCTCTAGGTGTAAGCCCTCTGTGTCCTCTGTCAGTAATAACAAATCGGAGTCTATAAAGTCAAAGCCTCGTATCTTACGGCTATATGTAAACTTCATCCAAGCACTCTGTATCTTCTCCTTATTCTGCCAGTAGTACTTGTAAACAAACAACGTGTAGTCGTCATTGCTAGACTTAGCTACGATCATGTTCTCAGAAGCCGTACCTACAAGATGTGTAATGTTAGAAGGTATAAGCTTAGGCACTTGTGCTGTTATCTCATTAGCTTCAAACACCTCAGTATTGTTATCAACAAAGTATTCATACATCCCCTCAAACGCATCACGCTTAAATGGGAAGTAGATGTAGTTACCTAGAGCAACAGGGTCTATATTGTCTGATATGTCGTACTCTGTAACAGGTGATATACTTACAGTCTTAGGAGTCAACAAGTCTGCACCTCTTAACACAAACTGAGACTGCCTACTAAATAACATAAGCTTCTCTTGGAAGGGTAGAGCGTGTTGCAGTTGTGCTACTTTTGTGTGACTGAGTCCTACATCTATAGGAGCAGAGTCCAGCAACTGTTGAGATGTGGTACGGAAGAAGTTAAAGTACTCATCTGCTTCACTAAAGATAATGTTGCTGTCAGTAAGAAGGCCTAAGCGGTTCTTAAAGAAGAAGATGTCGTTAATGGTTCTGTTTACATCTCCTGTATAAGTCTCTCCACCTACCCATGTTTCTGTATTAGGAGGGGCTATATCAACTGCTATCCAATAATCCGTATCTGTAGGTAAGATTGTAGCGTCTGCGTGTGACGTCGTGCATCTGTAACCGCGTTCTCTATATGCAGTGCCTCCTACCCAAGCCCCTGTGCCCGCCGGAACGTCCGCAATCTGCTTCCAATATTCTGTGTTAGTTGGGTCTATAGTAGCATCTTCGTGGTCTCTTATACATCTGTAATTATTACCACCAGAAGTAACAAAGTCTCCATAGATAACAAAAGCTCCGTCTGTGGATGTAAAGCTAGGGAAGGGATTAGTTAAACCATCACCTGCATTGCGACCTCTCCAACCCTTAGTTAAAGGTACTTCTACATTTAAACTTTCTTCGGGGCTTTCTAAAACAAAGCTAGTAACATTGCCGTCTGTAAGTTGTGGTACTAAAACAATAGGCATGGTGTTGAGTTCGAACTTAGAAGCAGAACCTCGTTGAGGTGTTGTATCACTGTCATCTAAGTACCATCCTTCTGTTTCTACCCAACTGCCCTCCCCAAACTCTTCACCATCTTTTGTTTTAAATTGTACATAATAGTCATCTTGTTCTAACTCAGCGTCTCCTATTACTTTAACTCTAAACCTATTAAAACACTCAGCAGGTAAATCTGTAATACTTTTTACCTCTTTATATATAACCCCTAAACCTTGATCAGCTAAACCATCACTAGACCTAATAGAAAAGTCTACAGATTGGCTTAGTATTTTTATAAGACTACCTTCTCTAACTATATTGAAAGTAGGAGTAGGGGCTATTGTTATTGTAACTTCCCCAGTAGTAGGAGGCGTGGGAGTTGGTACAGATGATACAAGACGATGCATCCCGTCGTAAGGCCACCACGCTTTAGTGAAGAAATACTCTTGAAAAGTTAAAACAGGTGCGACATAAGTTGAATCAGTAGACTCTATATAACCTGTTCCTACACTCGTAAGTTCTAAGGAAACTATAGAGCCGTCTACAACTTTAGCTTCGCCTTTGGCACTAGAATTAGTAACACTTGCTATTGTTTGGTCTACGGTAAACTTTAATTTTACTGGGTATTGTTTTTCAAAAGCCCACGATGTATAGAGGTTAGCACCTAGTCTATTAAAGTAACCTGCACTAGAATTTACAGCGTCTACGCTTACCTCGGTTACTCCTATATTTTCAGTAGTACCTGATGTACCGTAAGAACTTTGCAAGCAGGTTTCTAAGTCTTTCGCTATAAACTCTGTATCTGCGTGTCTACCTGCATGAGAACCTGTACTAGGCCCACTGATATACGTAGCTAGTTGATGGTTAGTAGTGGTAGATTCGTGGTGATCCTCTAACGCTGTGTCTACAGGAACTAAAGCTCCGTTGATATATATACTGTAAGCTTTCTCATAGTCTCCAAGCTTTACAGCTATTAATGCTTCCTTTCTTAGAGGATCTGAATATAAAGTTGGGTCGCTTCTTACAGGCTTCTTCTTATTAACAAGGAATGTATAGTCAGCAACAGTCAGTGCTTTTAAGTCTTCTCTAGGGTTTGTTATACCGCTCAGGTAACTAGCAGCAGTAGCAGTAGCTTCTACAGGAATCCTTACTCCGTCCTCTGTATTCAACACACCAAGGCTTACATTAGCACCATTCAGTGATACAGCTACTACATACTTATTAGACTCATCTCTCTTAACAAAATGAGTAAACAGATCGTTGTCTGTGTCTACTCTATTCTCTGTCTTCTTTACATACTCAGTAGGAGGTCGCTTCACTAAACCCTCCACAACAGTAGACCAAGCATTTATCTGCTCATCACTTTGACCGGGATACCTTAAGTTGTCGGGCTGTTGCGATATGCCTTGGACAAGGTTCGGTACACTTGTTACGAGTAACGGCATAGTCTATCTGTCAAGCACTCGGAGTACGCTGTAGTTGTCGAATATAGTTCTGTCAGAAGCTTCAGCATCACTGTCTACTGCTCTAGCTTTAGCTTCTATCTCATCTCTCAAAGCAAAGCCTTCTATCTCCCTGCTGCCTAAGAAGCGGTTGGAAAAGATACGGGCTGCTTTAACAGTAATGTAATGTCGGAACTGCTCAGGTAAATCTGTAAAGTCCAACTCGAAAGTAATGGAGGCTTTAACCTCCTTAGACCAGACATCCGTGTGATTCTTGCGGTCATACAAAGTAAGTCCACGCTGCACAGGGTCTGAGTCTGTATAAATTTGTGGGTCTAAGTCTACCCTTAGTGTGTTACTCGGCAGGTTTATCTTACTAGTACCTGCGTCAGGAGTTAACACATAGTTATGTTCCGTATTAAAGTGCCACCCTTCTGATTGGATCGCTCTGTTTGTTTCGTTTAATACGGTTTCTGCTTGGACAACTGTTACTGGTACGCTTGTACCTCCTAATGTATTTACTGGAGCTTCTCCTATAACGGAGATCATTGTGTTAACAGCGTTTAATTTAGTAGTCAGTGCCATAGCTTTAAATCAAAAAAGAAAGAGTTCTCGGTAGAGGGGAGCGGAACGAATCGCAGACCTCCCCAGCACCGAGAGAGAGTGGTTACTTCTGAAGCTCGATAGCACACTCAGGACGGAGGATTCCGTGACCCATAGCGTACTTAGCTACAAATAGCGTACCTTGACGCTCGATCTGATACTCGGATTCGGTAGCGAGATCAAGCAGTTTAACGGTTCCAACAGCAGCACTGTGAGAAACAACACCGAGTGTATTGGTGAAGTCACCGTTGTATCCAAGTCCACCTGTTCCGAATACATCATTAGCAGCAGCACCGTCTCCAGTAGCAATAGCTGATAAATTAGTGGAAGGGATGTGGTTGGATTTGTAGATAGTAATACCAGCAACTTGTGGAATCGATCCAGAAGCGATGCTTCCTACACCTCCGACGTCTTTATTGACAGCGGAAGTAGAGATAGCCAACGCACCAGCACCGCCAGTGATTAACTTGTAGTACTCTTGTGGACGCAATACGCAGAAACGACCGTCGCTAGGAACGTCATTCTCGTCAAGCTTTTGAGCAGCTGTGAAAAGAGCAGCAACTAACTCAGCACCTGTTGGATCTGTGTCGTCACCGTCATCTGCTGAGTCAGCACCATCTCCCATTGCATTCAGGGAAACGTCAAGAATACCACCAGCTGGGCGACCAGACAAGTTAGCGTCGGAACGAGCAGCAGCAATGAATACTTTAGCAAGAGCTTCATCGAAACGTTTTGCAAGAGCCTTACCCAACTCGTTAGCGTAAACGCTGCGGATGTCGTAGT